GCCTAGATGTAATGGTTTGGTCAATTGAATACGCAGATAGACACGGAGTAGCCCAAACAATCCTCGACCCGTTCATGGGTTCAGGTACGACCCTAGTCGCTGCGAAACAACTTGGAAGGAAGTGCATAGGAATTGAGTTAGAGGAGAAATACTGCGAGATAGCGGTCAAACGGTTACAACAGGAGTATTTAGCGTTATAACAATGACCGAGACCGACACAATCACGCTTGCGCCTCAGGACGGACCGCAGACAGCATTCTTTGAATCGCCTGCCGACATAGTCATATATGGCGGCGCGGCCGGCGGGGGAAAAGTAGTAGCCAATAATGGCATAGTTCTTGCGCCTCACGGATGGAAGCTCGGATCTGAATTGTGCGTGGGTGACTTGCTTAATAATCCAGATGGTTCTATCCAGCGTATCATACAAATTAAACCCGAAGTATATCTTGACAAATGGGTGGTAGAATTCTCGGACGGAACATCAACCGACGTTGCCGAAGATCATTTATGGCTTGCGTGGCGCGGCAGAAAGGGACGCAAGATAAATAACAGGCGCGTATTTGGAGAGCCTTCGGCGGAAGTAGTAGAAACCAAGGCTTTGCTTGACTGGCTAGAGCGCGGATATGCACCTCAGATACCTGTTTGCAAGCCTCAATCATTTAATAGGACAACAAAAGAATCGCATAAAATTGACCCTTATCTGCTCGGTGTGTTGCTCGGCGACGGATGTATAACAACGAAGCAACCTACAATATCATGCGGAGAAAGCGACAAGGAACATTATAGACGTATATTTGGCAATATAGATACGGAGTATGGAACTCATAACAATATAAGATTTGTGGGGGAAAAAAGAAAGCGGCTTATCGAAAAGCTTCAACTACACGGCTTGTTTGGTACAAACTCAAAGACGAAATTCATACCGGAGGTTTACAAGTGGTCGTCTATTGAGTCGCGTAGGCAGCTTGTAAAAGGGCTTATGGATACCGATGGATGGTCAGCAAAAGACAAGAACGCTTGCTATTATGATACCGTAAGCAAGCAGTTGGCAGACGATACCGCGTTTGTGTTGCGCTCGCTTGGCGCGATTGTCACCATTACTATGTGCAATGATGTATATCATCTGTATATCAGAATCGAATACCCAGACACGCTGTTTTCCCTTGCGAGAAAGAAGCAAGGCGAGTTCGGGCGCAACCTTGTTCAGAAGCGAGTTGTAAGCGTGACCGTGAACGGCAAGATACGAGGACGGTGCATAACCGTATCAAATCCTAACGGCTTGTATATAACCAATGATTTTATTGTGACGCATAATTCCTACGCCCTACTGCTTGAAGCTATCCGGCATATCGACAACAAAGACTTTCGCTTCACCTTGTTCCGCCGTACACAGCAACAGCTCTCAAAAGCCGGCGGTTTGTGGGACGAATCGCAAAAGATATATTCGCTTGTCAATGGCGACGCGCGTGAGATGGGTCACAAATGGACATTCCCGTCAGGCGCAAAGGGCGACTTTGCCGGTATGCAGTACGAGAAAGACAAGCTCGATTTTCAGAGCGCGCAGATATGCTACATTGGATTTGACCAATTAGAGCAATTCACGGAGTCGCAGTTTATGTTTATGTTGTCGCGTAATCGGTCTGTGTGTGGTGTTGACCCCTATGTTAGGGCAGCAGCGAATCCCGAACCTGGCTGGCTTGCAGATTTCCTTGCATGGTGGATTGCAGACGACGGCTACGCTGATATGTCACGCGCAGGCAAACTGCGATGGCTTATACGCGATGGCGACAAGATACTATGGTTTGACACGCAAGCGAAATCGATCGCAGCGTTTGGGCGCGATAAAGAGGGCAACCCAACGATACCGCCGTTGTCGGTTACGTTTATACCAGCGTCAGTATATGACAATAAGATCCTACTTGAAACTGACCCGAAATACATCGCTAACCTTATGGCATTGCCGTCAATGGAGCGTAAACGATTGCTTGGTGATCGCGTGCGTGGCGGCAACTGGCACATCAAGCCAGGCGGTACGAAGTTCAAACGCGAGTGGTTTTCTGTTGTTAATGACTATCCGCACGACGCTATTGCTGTCCGATATTGGGATTTGGCTGCAACTGCACCAAAGAAAGGCAAGAACCCTGATTTTACTGCAGGATGCCTCATGGTGGCAAAGGCTGGGCAGTATTGGATTGTGGATATGCGCCACGACCGGCTCAATCCTGCAGCAATCGAGAAGCTTTTGGGCGCAACATGGCAACAGGACGGAAACGACATACCTATTCGGATGGAACAAGAGGGTGGTTCGTCGGGCAAGATAAGCGTACAGTATTTTGCCCGACACGTCCTTGTCGGTGCTGACTTTTCCGGCATACCAAGCACAAAGAGCAAAGAGATACGCGCAAACCCTGTCAGCGCGGCAGCAGAAGCCGGTAATGTGTTCATGGTTCGCGGTGAGTGGAACAAGAATTGCCTGGATGAGCTTGAATCATTCAGCCCTGAGTGTGACCACGACGACCAGGTAGACGCAATATCAGGTGCATTCTCGTTTTTAAGCTTGCAATTTCTTAATCCGTCTGTGTATAGTGACAGCACAGATCAGAACTACGCTGAGAAAGTGATTGATGATAAGATTGAGGCGTTGCTTGCTGATATGACACCGGAAGAAAGGGCAGAAGCGATACGGGTTATCAACGAAGAAGGATAGAAAGGGCGATATGAACAAAACTGCTAACCAAGACCAGTATATAGATAGCGTACACTCAGACCGCAGAACAGCGATGTGCGAGTGCATGGTGAAGGCGGTAACAGATGCCTGACGAACCAACGAAAATCGACCGTTTAAAGCAGCTTATTCTTGACCGCAAGAAAAATAAACAAGATATGCTTGACAACAGATACCAAGATTTGCAAGAATACACCGAAAGTCAACAAGAGCGCGATGAGCGTATCTTGAAAAATAATAGTGCTTGGGCAAAATTATAGCGACTGTGTTGCGCCACAATTACAGGAGCTATACAATGGGCATCTTAAAAGACGCAATCGATAAATGGACAGACCGCACAGCGGCATATAAAGACCTAACGCGTGTAATCTCTGGCTTGACTGGCAGCAATAAGATGATTGGTCAATTCATGGGGCGCAAAGAAATCTCAGACAAAAACGAGGCACTTAATCTATATTCGTCATGGGTTTATACAGCAGCGAACCGCAACGCGAACGCTGTAGCATCAGCAAAGCTCAATCTATATGCAACACGATCAACAGGCGAACTACGCGCCGGGCGCAAATACGGGCATAGCATAGGCAAGACAGTTGACGCAGAAACATTCAAACGACTAAAAGCATCAAACTCAATGAACGATCGTCTTGCCGGTGCAGATGAGGTTGAGCATATAATCGATCATCCTTATCTTGATATGATGCAAAACGTCAACCCGCACAAGAACGCATTTGAAACAATGCAGGCATTGAGTTTGAATATTGACCTTGGCGGTGACAATTACTGGTATATTGACCGTTCAGGGCTTAACGGTACACCAATAGAGTTTTGGACACTGCGACAGGATTATGTGACTGTAGTTCCTGATTCAAAGGATTTCATCAAAGGGTATCTGTTCGGTCGTCCTGGCGCAACGCAGAAGATAGCATTTGAGCCTGACGAGATAATACAGTTTCAGCGTGTCAACCTACTCAATCCCTGGTACGGCATGGGGCGCGTAGCAGGCGCGCAGAACGCTATCCTTGGTTATCGCTCAATGGAAGATTACGAAGCATCTGTCACGCGTAACAACGCTATTCCTGCCGCTGTTATCCAGTACAAGGGAGGCAAGCTCGATTCAAAGCGACGCAAAGAGCTTCTTTCAGAATGGAATAACGCGTTGCGTGGCAATGGCAGATCTGGCTCGTCATTTGTTGCTGATATGGATTTTGATGTCAAGACGCTCGCAATGAACCCGCGTGATCTGAGTTTCCTACAGGGGCGCAAGTGGCGGTTCGATGAAATCATAACAGCATTTGGTCAGACCGGCGCGATGTATGACGAGAAAGCGAACAGAGCAAACATTGAAGGCGCAATCCATTTATGGGAGAAATGGGAAATCACACCAACACTCCAACTTATAGAACAGAAAATCAACGAGAAGCTTGTTCCGATGTATGGCGAGCCGCGCTTGTTTGTTGCGTATGACCCTATTATTCAGCGCGACAGAGCAGAGGTCCGCGACGACGAAAAATTATATCTTGAGAATGGTATGCCTATCAATCGAGTTTTAATGCGCAATGGGCTCGAACCCGTCGAAGGTGGCGACATAGGCTATATAAGCAATTCAAAAATTCCGATAGGGAGTGCGGTGGTGTCCGAGCCAGCAACAGTCAAACAAGCTAATACAATAAAGCAAAATCTGCAGAGCAAGAAAACTGCTCACTCACCTATTCGGGATTCTTACAGAAAAAACGTGTCGAGGATGTATCTCAAAGCTGACCCTGGCGGTTTATCCGGCGGCGCAAACAAACCGCTTTCAAAGCCTGAGAAATCAATCAATGATGGCATCAAGACGGTATTTAAAGATCAAGAGCCACTCGCAATCGCCGCTGCAGCATCAGCAGTAGGTGCTGATTTTCAATTTCTGCTTGGCGAAGAATGGACATTCCGCACAGCCGACGCTATCCGTCCAGGCGTAACAGCATCAGCAGTAGCCGGAGCAAAGCGTGGCGCGCAGCAAGTGGGCGTTGTTGTAACCGATTTTATCGACCGACCAACAGTCCAGAACGTGCTTAAAAACTCAACACTTGATTTTGCGCTTGCTATTAACGCCGGTACAGAGCAAGCATTGCGTGAAGCTATTGCAGCCGGACTTGAAGCAGGCGAAAGCATACCGGAATTAAAGAAGCGTATTGAGCTTTTATATGATGGCTGGAAAGACTGGCGCGCAGAACGTATCGCACGAACAGAATCAATCAGGGCTTTAGAATTGGGGCGCATCCAGCAATGGAAAGAAACCGGCGTTGTTGCCGGCAAGATATGGGATGCAAACGGTGACGCTTGCCCGTTCTGTCTTGATATGGATGGAAAGTATGTCGAACTTGGCGAGCCATATTTCACGCCTGACGGTCCTGATCAGGTGGTAGAGTTTAACGGCAAGGAAATAACGCTGCAACATAACTACATGACTGTTGACGCTCCTCCGCTTCATCCTAATTGCCGATGTTCTGTGCAGCCCGTATTGATAGAAAGTTGATATAATGACAAAGAAAATAAGAGTTAATTATCTTGATAATGACGCGAAAGATTGGGTTTTGTATAACAAGAAAACAAAGAAGAAAATCACAAACGTAATCATTGGCGACATTTCACTGCGTGCTTATAAGCGATGGGTAAACGGTAAAGACCATACAAAAGGAACGCAGTTTGTAGAGGATGTTGATCTTGAATGGACACGAAAATAAAGACCGTCGAGGAGCGTCTTGACTTCCTTGAAAAGCAACGCGATATATTCGCTACATCATGGTATGAAACAACAATGATGCTCGTTATGGCTTTAAATGAAATAGCAGAAATAAAGGACAAACTAGAAAGGACAAGATTATGAGTATGAGAATGTTATGGCATAGTGTACCACCTCGCATATTTACGGGGTACGGTGTTCAAGCTTCGCTCTTTGTCAATGGAATAGCAGACGGAGGGCATGAGATAGCTGTCAGCGCGGCGATTGACCAATATCACAATGCAATGGTTGATGGTGTATTTCACTTTGCATCTGGACCGCGTGTAAATCTAGGCAATGACTTTATAAGCGGTCATATTCTGGCTTATAAGCCTGATATTATTATCAGCATGGTAGATTCATTCATCATGGATGCCGACAAGTTCTGCAATCAGCCCTGGTACGCATTTGCAATGGTTGACAGCGCGCCGGTTCATCCTGCACGAGTGAAAGCGTTGCGTAAATGCACAAAGGTCATTGCACCGACGCATGATGCGCAGCTATTGCTTGCCAACGAGGGCATTGATTCCTATTATGTTCCGCTTGCATTCAACCCTAACGATTACTTTGTCACAGATCAAGATGAGTGCCGCAAGGAGCTGTCGTTGTTATGGGGTGTCGATATAGGCGACAGATTTCTTGCTGTGAATGTATCAGCCAATATGAGCAGACCAAGTAGAAAGAATTTCGGAGGGTTGTTGAAAGCATGGAGTCAGTTTGTCGATGGGCGCACAGACAATCCGCTGCTTTATATTCACACAGAAACAACGGGAATGCTCACAGGCGGCGAGGACTTAATGATGTCAGTTGAATTATACGGCGTTAAAGATTCAGTAATTTTCGCTTCGCAATATCAGTACAACACAGGAATGTTTTATTCTGATTATTTGCGCAAGGTGTATAATGCTGCTTCTGTGTTGTGTCATACGGCTATGGGCGAAGGTTTCGGGTTGCCAATAGTAGAGGCGCAGGCGTGCGGTTGCCCGGTGATAGCTCCTTGTTTCGGTGCAATGAAAGAAGTGTGCAAGACCGGTATTTGTTCAGATGGTATAATGCACATGTACGACCCGGGCGCAGAACAGATTATTGTTAATGTTGAGGAGATTGTGGAAGCTCTTGAAAATATGGCTGATGGTATGTTTTCAGATTATGAGCAGCATATAAGTGATCGCGTTGCTGAATATAGAATTGATAATGTAATGAAAGATAACATGTTGCCGACATTAAAGGCAATCGAAAGCGAGGTAAAGAAATGAAAACAAAAATGAGATTATTTAACCTATTGCCGGCACTTGAGCAAGAAATGCAAGATTCGATAGGGCTTGCTCTTGAGGAACTTGAGCTGTCGCTGGATACTGCCGTTGTCAAGCGTGTCGCTGGCATAGCGCAGAAAGCCGAAAGCGATGGCGAGAAAAACAAACGCATCAAGATACTTGCATCAACCCGCGAGATTGATCGCGACAATGAGATTATCTTTCCGAAGGGAATGGATATATCACAATTCAAGATGAATCCAAAGATTCTGAATGGTCATGATTTCAGTAAAGATCTGCTTGCAAAAGCTATTTCTGTTTCCCGTACTGAGTTTGGGATACCAATGACAATCGAATTTGCACCGACAGAAGAGGGCGAAAAGTTCAGGATGTTGTCGCAGTTTATGCCGTTGACATTTTCGATAGGGTTTATCCCGACAGATGTTTTGTTGCCGCGTGACCCTGGATTCGGTGACTTGGTAAAGCAGTTGAATGGCAGTTGGGATGAGTTCAGAATCAACAAGACAGGCGATAAAGTATCGGCATTTATCCGCAAAGGCATATTGCTTGAAACATCGATTGTCAATATACCATCCAACGCCGGCGCGATACAGCTTGCTGCAGCAAAGGCTATTGAGGCTGGCTTGATTGAGGAAAAAGACGCTGTGCTTGTTATGAAAAGCTTTGATATTGAGCCTGAAAACAAAGAGCCAGAGCCCACAAAAATAGAGATAAAAGAGCCTGACAAGATTAAGGCAACTCTTATTCCGACAAAGGCAGAGCGTGTTATTATGGCTCAAAAGCATCAGCCAATAGAGGCAAGGTCAGTTTACCGAAGAATGAATGATGATGAACAAGCAGAAAAAATCGTTCAATGTGTGAAAAATAGTATTGCATTGCAAACCGGAAAGGTATAATATACCCACAGAAATAGAGCAAGGTTTGTTTGATCGACAAACCTGATAATTTAAGAAAGAAGGTATATCGGCTGCCGATGCGGATATACCTTTTTTCTTTGCTCTAAATGATTTTATTAAGTGTCATATTTGGCGAGGCTGTAGCAGCGAACCTGCAGGCTTAACGGCAAAGGCGTAAACCGTAAACATATATGAGGGAAAACAAATGAAACATCTGTTGAAATTATTGAAGGACTGGACAGACCCGTCCGGTACTGAATTTAAGGCTGGAGAGATTATCGAGCTTGACGAAAGCGCGAAAGCTCTTGTCGGTGAATTGATCGTTGATGGCATTGCCGAGAAAGCAACAAAAGAAGCTATCCAGGAAGCAAAAGACCTTGAAAGCAAGGACATTTCTGCTGTCGTAAACAAGGCCGTGAAAGACGCTGTAAAAGACCTGCCGTCACAAGCCGCAAAAGAACTGCATGACATCAGCGTCAAAGAACGCTCTGATTCTGATATGTCGTTTGGTTATCTGATGCCGACTGCCGGACGCGAACACACACGCGATGAGAAAACATACGGGCTTGGCTTGTTTGCTAAAGACGTATATGCCGCATCAAAGGGTAACGGCGAACCATCTCGCTTAAAGATATTGCGCGAAAAATCTGCTGCAATGATCAAGAAGGGCATGGAAGCTGGTTACATCGATAAGGCTGCTGCTTCTGGCGGTATGGTTGTTGATATTGACTCTGACGGTGGTTTTCTTATTCCGCCTGAGTTTTCAACAATGCTGCTTGAAATGCAGAATATTGAATCAATCGTGCGTCCTCGCGCGACGAAGCTTGACATATCAAGCGATACCATTGAGCTTCCTCAGTGGAAAGATTACGATCATTCAGGCAACACCGTTTTTGGTGGAGCAAGGGCATATTTCAAGGGTGAAAATGCATCGCTTACAGCAAGCAAGCCAACGCTTGAGGACATCAAACTCACGCTGAACGCGTTGACTGGTCTTGCTTATGCGTCACATAAGCTCATGACATTCAGCCCGACTACAGTTGGCTCATTCATTCTTCCTTCAATCACTTCTGCGATGGCGTGGAAAGAAGATCAGGCGTTTATTCTCGGTACTGGTGCTGGTATGCCTCTTGGTGTATTGACAACCGGCGCGAAAGTTTCTGTATCTGGTGAAACAGGGCAGGACACTGATACGGTCGTAACCGAGAACATCACGAAGATGTTTGCCAGGGCGCGCGTTCGCTCCAACGCATCAACAGTTTGGCTGTACAATAAGCCGGAACTGCTTGATATGCTGCTTCGCTTGAAGCTCGAAGTTGGTACGGGCGGTTCTGCTGCTGGTCTGATAACACAGATCACCGGAAGCCCTAATATGAACATGCTCGGCTATCCGCTGGTCGACTCTGAACAGATGAGCGCACTTGGTGACGCTGGCTGTATCGCGCTTGTTGATTTGAGCGAATACCTGATTGCTGATTGCCGTAAAGGACCGGAAGTCGCACAGTCAATGCACCTGCAGTTTGATACTGGCCAGGAAGCATTCAGAATCATCAAGTATGTAGATGGTCAGCCTCGCTACTCCGACACGTTCACGCGTGCGCACGGAAGCAACGATACTTCTCCGATTGTATCGCTGGCAGCCATATAGGACAACACAAGGGGGCGGCAATAACGTCGCTCCCTTTTTAAACTTCACATAATAAAGAGAGGTAGAAAAAATGAATCATCTATTTGTAGAAAATCAATTCCCAGTATTGGCGTTTCCTCCGGCTTCATCTCCGGCGGGTACAGAAGATTATGTCAGTATGAAGGGCGCGGCTCGCATGGTTGTTATCATAGCGGTTGATAATGCAAGCACAGTGACAGCATTGACTGTTACGCTGAAACAACACAATACTACCATTGCTGCTACTGGTGAAAAAGCACTAGAGTTTGATTGGGTATATGTCAACTCAGATGCCGGCGCAAGTGATACACTTGTGAAAACGGCTGTGACAAGCGATACGTTTGACACATCCACTACCGACAACAAGAATCTGTTGTATGTTATTCCTATCGAGGCTTCAATGCTTGACGTTGCGAATAACTTTGACTGTGTTCGCGTTGATGTAACAGGTAATGCCAATTCTGTAGCAGCAGGGTTGTATGTCATGGAAGGCATACGCTATAAGGGTGGGCTTCCTCGTCAATCGTTTATAACTGATTAGTTAATTTGAGCGCGGGGGCAGCTTTAGCTGTGCATGGCTTGTCCTTTTCTGCCTCCGTTGCTCATTAAAAAGGAGTATATTATGAAGAAATTATTTGTTTTTATATGTTTGCTGCTTGTTGGTGTTGCTCCTTTGTCTGTTACGAATTGTGGTTCATTAACGTCCGGCAAGGTCATACTTTACGTCAAATAATAAAAAGGATACATCATGGCTAAAAAGAAAAAAGAAGAACTTAAAGAAGAAGTCGCTCCTGTAGAGGAAGTTATAGAAGCACCGGCAGAGGAAAAGGCTGCGGAAGTCGCTCCTGTAGAATCTCTGAATATAGCAGACGTTTCGCTTGTATCTGCTCAGATCAAGAATGGTGTTGCGATAGTCAAGGGCAAGACCTCTGATGGAAAAAGCTTCTCACATGAAATGGTGATGAAAAATCGCTATGGCGCGCAGTTCACTCTGAAATAATGTTTTGTTCACCTAAAGACAAAATGCTGAGGAAAGCAAAGAGGGCAAAGCATGGCAGAAAACCTGACAACGCTATACCTGTACAAGATACAAACAGGCGGAAGCCTAACGACAACAACAAATGATGCGCAGATAGTAAGCATCATCAACGCTGTATCAGCTTCCGTTGCGTCATATTGCGATCGAGTGTTTGAATCTACAGAGTACAAAGAATGGTACGACGGTTCAGGCGCGGTTCGTATGACACTGCGCAATTTCCCTATTACAAACCTAAAAGCTGTTTCGCTTGAGCGCGATAAGGTGGCAGATATAACCTATACCGGCGGAATGCTCGCATCAGTCCACACCAGCGGCGCGACAATGATGCTGAATTACATTGATTCTGCTGGCGATAGCGACACAGAAGATATAACATTGTCAGGCTCTACAGACGACGTTGCTGCGCTTGTCAACGCTGTATCAGGCTGGACAATGACCGTTGCAACTGGCGAGGGTTCGCGTCCCATGATACTTGCAAGAATACACGATGGAGGCGATGCACTTGCTCCGAATAGCGTTGAACTTGATGTACCGGGCGACTTAATTGAGGCGCGGCTTGTGTCTGAAACAAATCAACAGATAGAAATACCGGTATTCAGCTCTGCGTTCAATAGGGCAATAGCGAAAGTGTCGGCTGGCTTTTCAGAAGGGCAAGGCAATGTGTTTGTGTGGTACGAGGCAGGCTATACGCTTCCGGCGGCTGTTGATGCGAATACAGCACCGTCACCGGCTGGCAATGTGCCGACTGATTTGACAATGATTGTGAATGAGATTGTGCGCGAGGTCTTTGACGGTACGAGTACAGATGCGACAATGAAATCAGAGAAATTCACAAACTATGCGTACACGAAAGCCGACACAAAGGCAGGCGCAGCGATCAAAGATGCTGTAGCTCGTTACGCGCAGGCATTGACGCCGTATATATCAAGCAAATTATATTAAGGGGCTATATGAGTTTTGACAGTTTGCTTAATCAGAGCTGCACAATACAGCGTTATAGTTTAAAGCAGACCGATGTCCTGGGGCGTAAAGAGGTATGGAGTGCGGTTTTTCCGAATGTCAAGTGCAGAATTGAGCAGCTTTCGGATGATAAAAGATTGATCGCCGGGCGTGATGGTGAGGTTGCAACACATATTTGCTATGTGCAGCCGGCAACTACAGCTACGGTAAAGGATAGATTGATAAGCGGTGGATTAACTTACGACATTGTAAGCGTCGAAGAATCACGCGGTGCAAAATCAGTGCATCATTATGAGATCATATTGAATTTAAGGCGGTAATGGCAACAAAAGGAAAAAACTATGAATGGCATGGCAAAGAATACCAAGCGAAGATTGAGAAGGGCATGCAGCGGAATATGGACCGAGCAGCGATTACGCTTGTTTCAATAGTTCGTAATTCATTCGGAGATTCCGGCGTTACCGGTACAATATCTGGCGCAACACGGTCGCAAAGAGCGGCGAATCGTTCAAAGCCCGGTGCTCCACCACATGTGGACACCGGGCATTTGAAAGCAAATGTTGCATGGATGAAAGACGTTGCAAGACCGCTCGTTAGGAAAGTTGGGACAGGAGTTGGAAATGCGAAGAGTGTTGGATATGCAATGTGGCTTGAGTTTGGAACAAAGAGAATGGCTGCAAGACCATTTTTAAGACCAGCATTAAAAAAGCATAAAACGAAATTGAAAAGAGAAATCACGAGACCGATAGCATAATGGAAGCATTACTCAAAGCGATTAAGATCAAGTGGGATAGCAACGCCGCTGCAGAACTGCGCGCTCTATGCAAGGGCGGTTTGTGGGGTCTTGAGGCGGTACGCAAAGGAACAAACAACGACCGGACAGGTATCGCAGAAGGAACAAACAACGTGCTTGATAATTACATTGTTTTATCGTTTCCAGGTGACATATCCGATAAGTCAATGAGTTCTGTGATCGAAAACGTGACAGCAGATTTCAATATATTTGTATCTGACGAAGAAGGTCTGCAGGCTATAGTGCAAATCCGAGATGAATTTAAAGCAGTATTTGATGATGTTGTCTTGCCAATGGATAAAGATGGTGCAGGCAATACGCAAAGGATGGTATCAATGACAAGGCAGACAGTTGGTACTCCGCAAAAAGATCCTGATGAGGGATATTTTCTGCCAATAACTTATGAAATAATGTTTGGTTAAACACAAAAGAAGGAGTCATAAATATGACAAATGCAGTACACGGAAAATCGGGTGTCGTTAATATCGGCGGTGTTATAGCCGAAGTCACGACTTGGAATATGAACAGAACTGCGGCTGCTGATGAAGCAACGAGCATGACATCTGGTGGATACCAGGAGTTTGTAGAAGGTCTACGCGGATGGGCTGGTTCTTTTACGACATTGGTATATGCGGCAAAACTTGGCTTGCAGAATGCGGCGACGTTTCAGGTTGGTGCTTCTGCGTCAACGTATGCGCCAGTCTGTACCGGTGCTATCATCATAACTGATGAGCCTATCCAGGTTGATGTTAATGGCGTTGTTCAGTATCAGTACACATTTACCGGAACTGGCTCGGCAAGCATAGCGGTAGCATAATCAAAACAAACGAAAGGACATAATATGAGTGCATCTGATGCATTGAGAAGGGTAACGCAAGTCACGTTGCTTGGTAAGAAATATAAGATACATCGATTGTCGG